CTTTGTGTCAGCAGATATGCACATGGATCTTTGTGACCTATACAGCGACGATTATATTTATGAGTGCTTCAAAGCTTTGGTATACAGCCACGAGATATAAAGAGGTAATGATATGATGAAAAAGAAACCCTACACAGAAATGATCGCTTACAACGTCGTCACTGGTCATAAAGTCCGCGGTATTATCTCCGGTGACTGCGTGACTTTACGGATTGATGTTTTCGACAGTTTGGAAAATTGGGTTGTCTTCGAAGATGGCAAGTTAAACCCAAGCCGCCCGTTAACCTACTCTTAATCACCTTACCAAAAAAAGGAAAGAAAAATGAACAGCTTCAAACAATCCGCTAAAGTTACTGGTGAACTTATTTTTCACATTCTGTACCATGATCTGGACAAGATTGACCGTAATGAAGCAGAGGATAAGATTGCTTGTGATATCCTTGGGGGATTTCTTCCTCCGTTGGATCAATTAGAGGTTGATATGGCCTTTGAAGTTTCAGCCGATTACCGTAAAGAATACTCTGCGAACACATGAGTGATCGACTAAACAAGATAGAAGAACTGATGGTTCGTCGTATTAAATTTGTAGAGAAATCAGAATGAATATTTTTGTACTGGATAAAAATCCAATTCGTGCGGCTCAGTTGCAGTGTGACAAGCACGTGGTAAAAATGATTGTAGAAAGTGCACAAATGCTCTCTACTGCCCATCGTATGCTAGACGGTTATGTTGAAAAACGCACTTCTAAGTCTGGCAAACGGATGGTCAACTACTGGGTTCACCCTAATTCAAATCTGGAAAATACTTTATACAAAGCAGTTCATCATGGTCACCCTTGCACTGTTTGGACTATGGAATCTCTTGCAAACTATGCTTGGCACTATGACCATTGGTGCGCTCTTGCTATTGAGTATGAATATCGGTACGAGAAGAAACATTCTACGTTTGCAAAGCTAGAAGAAGTATTGTCCATACCACCTAAAAACATCCCACAAGATGTTAACCAAACACCCTTTAAACTTGCCATGCAACACGAACCACAGTGTATGCACGAAGATGATCCAGTACGGTCATATCAAGAATATTACCAGACCAAACAAGACCGTTTCAAAATGTCGTGGTCAAAGCGTGAAGTGCCAGAATGGTTTCATGTGAACACGCCTAATATACCTGGCTGACGTCTTCCTCTGTGCTCATTTGTATAATAGAAATAGTCTGGATCATGGATCAGATCAAATAAACCGGATTTTTTTACAGCACGTTGTACATCAGGTAATTCTATGTTGTCCATCATAATGACTTTAGGGTTGAAGGATAGAGCAAGTTGAATGTCAAGGTAAGGAACATTTCCATTATGACTACCATCGATGAATACCATATCATAATGTTCACCCGTGGATTTAACATAAAAAGTTGATGTAATTTTTTGATACTCTACTCTGTGACCATATTTTTTCTTTAATGCAGCACCAGCACCAACCGAAAAGTTGTTGGGGTCAATTGTTTTAATTTTATCTAGATGATATAAGTGTTCTAAAAACAAAGTCGTAGAGTATCCAGCAAAGGTACCAATCTCAAATACTGTTTTGATTTTATATTTTTTACCAATATTTGCAACCCACTCATGTAGTTGCGGATTATTATACGGCAGATAACCCCAACCTTGCATACCAATTTTTGGGTCGTGTTGGTTCTCATCAGGCACCGGTAAAAAACTTACGTCTAGCATTATATACTCCTTTTCATTATATATCCATTATATATCCATAAAAAAAGAGGCGCCGAAGCGCCTCTAGTTCAGATAGTGGTTGTTTCCACTTTCTTTTTTTATTATGCACCCAGAATGGAGTCCACTCTAAAGATACGGTAGTACTGGTTGGTCTTAACTGCAGCAAGACCGTCAGCAGGTGTTGCACCAACGAATGGGTTAGAAGCCATGCCGTAGCGTGTCTTGAAACCGATTTTTGGCTGGAAGGTATCTTCCGCAACTGCACGTACCATCGTGAGAGGCACGTATGGGCAGTAGAACACACCAGCGTCGTATGGGTTAGTACCTTTATAACCAACGTTACAGTAATCTGTAGAAGCATATGGGTCAATGTAGACCTTAGTGCGACCGTTCAGAACACCAGCAAACGTGTTACCTGTGTCATCAACATTCAGGTTAGTGGACATTGCAGGCGTATAATCCAGCATGCCGGAAGCAGCCAGTGCAGAAGCAACGTCAGAGGAACAGATAATGAAGTTACCTTTACCACGGCGAGTTTCTTTAGCAATGATGTTAGCTTCACGTTCAATCTGAAGGATCAGACCTTTGATTTTCTCAACGCTCCAACGACCGTCTGCATCTGTCTGCAAGTCAAAGATACCGTTCACTGCAGTGTTGGTCTGCAATGCACCAGTCTTAGCTTGAGAGTTGATCGTACGGATGACTTCACGGTTGATTTCCGCAAGGATCTCTGTGGACAGAATGTTAGCCAATTCTGTTTCAGCATCCAGACCGTGGATTGCTTTCAGATCCTGTGCAAGTTCTAAGCTGTATTCAGCTTTCAGTGCACGAGATTTGGCAGTCACGGTTGCCTTTTCAATGGTGAAACCCATCTGCTGGAAAGTAGAACCACCGGTCGAACCCAGTGCTTCAGCATCGTCTGTTGGCATACCGCCAGCAAAGATGTTTGTCAGACGAGCATCATCTGCAGTCGAGTCGGAGTCAAGGTTGGTTACGTTAAGACCCGATGCGTTGTCCGAGTCATGAGTGCCGCTGCTGTCACCAGAGAATTTGGTTTCTGCTTCGTTAAACAGAGCTTCACGGTTAGAAGTGGAACCACCCTGGTAACGAGATTTCATCGCAAAGATGAGACCAGTTGGACCAGTCATTGGCTGAACACCACACATGTCGTATGCCATCATGTTTGGCATTGCACGACGCACGAGGCTGATCAGGACTGGATTCCAGTTTGCTGCAGAGCCAGTAGCGTTTGCAGGCTCACCGGTGCCTTCTGCGAGGTAGTTCTGCTGAGCAGCCTGAGAAGCAAACTCTCTTTCCTGGTTTTCCAGAACAACTGCGGTAACAGCTTTTCTGTGGTTGTCGGCAATGGTACCTGCGGATTCTTCATTCAGAATTGGTGCCCATTTTTCGACTAAACGATCATAAGATTCCATTTTTAGGATCTCCTTAGTAAGTTGTTTTGCGCAATGCGCTTAAATAACCTGCCATTCTGTCAGACACTTCAACGATGGACTGAGAATCATCTTCTACAATACCTTCTTCAAGTGCTTCAGCAGCAGCAGTTGCTTTGTTTGCAGAACCTTTTTTGAAATAAGATTCTTTGATGGTAGCGACTTTACCAGAGAATGTTTCAGCATCGCCGAACTCTACATCTTCAGCTAACTTTGCAAGTTTTTCGGCTTCAGTTGCAGCAAGATCTTCTGAGTGCTCTGCAATAATAGCATGGCGCTCATAATCTTCGAGTGCTTCATACATCTCAATTGCTTCAGCAGTTCTAGCATCCAGAGTTTCCTCGAGTGCTTTTACCTGCTCAGACAATTCGTCGACAAGATCAACCTTGGATTCTGGAACCGTAATATACGATTCTGTGAAGAGATTCTTCAAGTTCTCCATGAACTCTTCAGAAATTTCTGTGCGCAAGCCAGTTTCGACTGCAACACGATTTTCTTCCATCCACTGTTCAACCACGTAGTTAAGGTAACCATCAACTTTCTCAACGAGTTCGTCTCTGAAAGCATTGGTTTCTTCATTGAGTTTTTCAGCATATTCTTCTTCCAAACGGTCAATTTCTTCGGTAAGTTTAGAATTAATTGCTGCTTCAAAAATGATTGCAGCCTTACCTTTGAAACCTTCGGAAAGAGTAGCTTCTTCTGAAATAAGTGCTTCAAGATCATCTTCAAAATCAACTCCTTCTGCTTTAGGAGCAGCTGGAAGTTTCTCTGAATTTTTCTTATCACCTTTTCGTGCAGGAGCAGTTTTACCGGCGCCTTCTGCTTTTTTAACAGATGCTACCGATGCCTCTTCTGCATTTTTTGGATCATGCATTTCGCTGATTTCGATCTCGTCTTCATCATCGAGTGCAACATCCTGTTCTACTTGATCAGTCATATCAGACTCCTTTAAGTTTTCAGTAACGAGAGGAAATTCTTAAATTCACGCACTTGTGTCTCATAAAGATCAGCACGTGGTGCTTTCTTAATTTCAGTCTCAATTTTTTCAATAGCCTGAGGTTCAATAACGCCATTATTCCAGATCCAATCTACACCTTCCATTATTCCATTAACAAAAGCTTTAGATGCACTTGGATCTTGTACGATGTCAACTGTATTTAACATAAAGTCATCTTTGACATACATAGTGCCGTTTTTTTCTTCAAGACTTCCCATACCACGAGTTGACACTCCTAGTTGAACACCACCTTCAAGCAGACCAGCAACGATCTGTCCCATAGGAGTTTCCAATATTCGTGCCTTACCCATCACATTATTACCGTCCATTTTGAGGTCAGTAATGAGATGAGATACCTTATCCAAATTCACAGTAGGACCATCTGGATGGTTTAATTCACCTACCGCTCTATTGGTTTTTACTTGTTCTTTTACATATTTGCCTACGGCTTTTTCCATAACGGCTTTAGGGTAAATCCTACCGTTACGGTTCTTGCCTTCTGCTACCGCAAAGATACCTTCAACAATGTACTTCTTTTTACCTGTCTCGTCATTCTTCTCGACCAGACATTCCACATTGGATTCGGTATACTCTGTAATTAGTTTCATTAGGTTCCCTATGTAAAAATTTCAATTATTACATTTATTTATAATAATTAAATCTTTAATCTTCTTCCGTTTCCATTTCATCAACGGCATCTTCAATTTCTTCATCAGTCAAGTCTTCGTCGTAATCTAGATCATCATCTAGATCAAGTTCCTCATCATCTAAATCTTCGTCATAATCTAAATCAAGTTCAAGCTGTTCTTCATCTTCAAAGCCATTGAATACTTTATCAGCCATCGCAATTTTTTTCTGTTCAAGAGCATCATCTACTCGATGCATCAGCATATCATTAAAAATTTCTGTTGCTTTACTATAATTACCATTAGTAGTAAAATCAATCATGGTCATGATATCTTGATTTTCCATAGGACTTCCAGTGTTTTCAATTTCTAGATCTTCGGTCATTTTTTTATTCCTCATTATCAGATTTCTATTCTATTCAACAGGAACACATATAGCTTGTTTACCTGGTCCAAAATATCCATTACCTTCACCAACTTTTAAGCTAAGTGCATCTCTAGCCATAAAACATTTGCTCATATCACTAAAGGTTACCATAGGCCCCATTGCATTTATTGCTGTCGGTTGGTGACTTGATAAGTCTCCTACCGTAAAAGGGGTTATATAAATGTAAACCAAAATCCATTTCATATTGTTTATTCCTCATCATCAGGTTGCTGTTCTGGTTCTTTTGTTTCCTTATCAATACTCATATTTTTAATGTCTTCGTCAGAGAACATAAGAATATTTTTCATTGCCCATTCTTTTGAAAAGTATTCTCCAATGTATTGTGATGCTTGATCAAGTGTCTGCAATCTTTCTCTCAAGATTTCCGCATCTTTTAGTTCTGTAAAATGATTATCTTTTGAGTAATTAAACTGAATATCATTGTACATATCCTCCCAATCATCTTCTGTGATGACACCTTTAAGAATGAGTTGTTTCTTAAGGATCTCACGAAACACCATTGAGAATCTTTTACGAAGACGGTCAATAAACTTCTGAAACTTGATTTCATCTCTGTTAATCTCTGTGGATCTACCAAGAGAAAACTGGCTTTCTTGTTCAAGTCTATTAATTGGCACATTTAGAGAGCGATATAGTCTTTTCTGGAAGTAAACAATATCATCTATTTCACCTAGATTACTACCACCTGGCAAGGAAGATACTTCAGTACCACGACCACCTTCTCGGCGCGGCATCCAAAAATCTTCCAGCATTGACATATGTTTTCTATCATCTTTGATAGCACCTGTTGATGCGTCATATACCAATTTATTTCTATACTTGGACATCAAGTCCTTCATATATTCTTCTGCTTTACCTTTTGGTAAGTTACCAATATCAACATAGAATATTCTACGCTCTGGCGCTCTAGCAAGTCTGTAAATGACAAGCGAGTCTTCCATCATGCGCAGTTGGTTAATAGGTTTTAATGCTTTGTGTAAGTGTGATACAACAGACTTACGTTCAGAATCTAAAAGACCAGATGTGATATAGACAACCGAATCATTTGTGAGTTTTACACCAGAGTTCTGCTGTCCTGGTTTTTCTTGGTAGATGTAATACTCATTGGTAGCTTCAATAATATTAGCACCAGTTTGAGGATCTTTCTTTTTCTTGACCTCTTTGACTTTACGAATCTTAGCAGAATCAATAGGTCTAATATCTGCAATACCTGCTTTTACATTGGCTTCGTTTACTACAAGATGGTATACAATCCTACCATCAATGTACCATCTCTTAAAGATGTCGTGACCAAGTTCATTAAACTTCATCATAGATGTGATTTTTTTAAACTCTTCGGTCATTAACTTTTTAATCTTATCGGAAACTTGTAAATTATCTAATTGCAATTCAATTGGACTATCGTCTGTACCCGTAATGGATTCATTTACAATATCTTCTAATGCAGCATCCACTTCTGGGTGCATTGCAACTCCACGGTATTTATAGATTAGTGAAGAGTTATCTTTGGATTTATCACCGTGAATATCAATATATTGCCCATAATGAGCCCCAGTTGATGTGACATAACCAGCACCATCATCATCAATCTTAGGTACGATTGATTTTAATTTTTTATCTTCTTGTTCAGCCTGTTTAGTTCTTGAAATTTCAAAACCAAAAAGCCGTAAAGAGTTTTCAGCCATACCTTTTTCTCTCAGATTAAATTAAGATTTAGGTAGGGCATTTCTGCCCCACCTATTTTTATATATACACTTCTTATGAAGTAGTATCTGACTCCCAATACTGCACCTGGAATTCAACAGTGAATCTTTCAATATCATCGTTGGTTCCATACGCAAGATCAATTGGTGATACAGACGTAGGGAAACAACCACGGAAATTATACCGCTTTAATACTGTTTCATCCCTATCTAACTGCTCCACAATTAAATCCGCTTCATAGTCAACAGGTGCTGTCAGACCAGTATTTGCACTGTGTGCATTAATACCATTCATCCAGCGCTCCATCGCATTACGGATTCTAAAATCAGTGTCATTAATAATAGTTGGAGACCACACATCAAAAGTACGGTCACCAGCAATTTTAAGCTGTCTGCCACGGAATGGAATAACAATTGTACCCATAATCGAGCCAGGAAGCTGAGCTGCTTCACACATAAAAGATGTCAGTTCAACATCTCCATTTGCGTATGCAGGAAAGTTGATGGTCGCCTTAAATAAATTAGGACGTGCACCACCACCTTTCAATTTTGCTTTAAAGTCGTCTACTGAAAGGACCATTTATTCTCTCCCGCCTTATACAGTACCAACAACTTCACTAAATTCTACACCAGTTCTCACAGCTACGAAGTTGAGTGT